AAATATAAACAAGGAACATTATTACATGATCCTAGTTATTCATGAATTATCCATTTGTTTATAAAAAAAGTTGATTTTAATAATATCAACATAACTAAAATATAAATGTGGTGATAAGATGACATATAATTTATAATTGTATATAAACAGTCCATAGATATTTTATAGATGTCAACTATTAAGATATTAAACGATAACAATTCATTTAGCGACATCACCAGAAAAGATAAATATGCATTAAATTCAAGATTAAATAATTATTTAATCGGACTACATAAATTAAAAAAAGATATTAAAGAGTCTGAAACACCAGATGATTTTTTGTCACCATATGACAACAAATCATGTGATACATGTGTTACTAATAAATCTATGTGTAATAAAACAAAATATTTTATCGATCACGATAGCGCAATAAATAGATTATTTACTTTTCACAACAGTACATTTGGAAAAATACTGAGCAAATTTCACGAACTTGATTTTGATATTCTTCTTGGTGGTTCGTCTGGTTTGGCAGCTGTTTTAAAAAAAACTCATACAATGAAAGGATATGAACCAAAGGATATGGATATATATCTTAAAGACATCACAGATTTAAAAATAACACAAATTAATCAAAAAATAAATGAAATCTTTCCTATTGAAACATATAAAATAGTTGTAGTACGAAGATTATTAACATTAACCTGGTGGATATTTGATACTAAGGATACTGATAATGTCATGGAAATTCAATTGAATATGTTAAATGCCAGATCATGGGCAGATGTTTTCGTTGTATATCATTCTGATGTAGTTTGTGTTGGTTATGATATCAAAAAAAGACAATTAATCACTCAGACTCATCGATGGAATAATTTCGTAAATAGTTTTCCCAATGTATATGTAACAAATTTAAACAGTCATGATCAACCAGAAACATTAGAAATTGCAAGACAAAAATATAGTAATAGAGGATTTGTTATAACCGCATTGCTGGTTTACAAAAATATTGAGGATAAAAACAAGAAAGCAAATGGGAATAATGAAATTGTCGATCCGTACGGATTCAGTGGGAATAATGAATATTCTAAAACAGAAACAGATTTAATAAATAAACTATCGACAACATATGGTAACTGTTCTGATATAATAATTTCTGATGATATTACTCACATGTATGATAGAGATGGATCATTTCCTCCGATAGTTGATATCGACGATATTGATAAAGAAACAAATTTCAATAAGTTTGTGGCTGAATTTGAATATCCCGATGGTGTGGAATGTCCCGTAATATTTGAAAGACATAATATAATGATTGCTAATTCAAACTGTATGCATGATGTATCATTGAAATCATACATTTTAATGAAAAAATTTAAACAATGTCCGTTATGTCGGAAAAATTTTGTACCAGTTATGTATAATGCACTGAAAATGAACAGAGACGATGCTATAAAAAAATATAACATGATAAGTAAAGTTAATAAATATAAAAATGTTCATACAAATCAATCCGATAATTATTTTGGTAACCATGTTAAAAAACCAGTAAAATCTCAGGATGAAGATGAAGATGAAGTAAATTTTGATGGAATAGGTGATATTGTTGAGGAATACGAAATTGAAGGAGGAGAAAAAGAAGAAGAAGAAGAAGAAGAGGAAGTATCTGTTAGACCTAGACAATACGTACCAAGAGAACCTAGATTACCAAGAGAACCTAGAGAATCAAGAGATATCATGTCTCGAATTCCAATTGGAAAGAATGAATCGATGGATGATTTAGACCAGATGAGTAATTCAGAAATTGAACAAATTACATGGGCTGTTTCAAGTTCCGCAACATGGAATCAACCTCAATCGAATACAATTACAAATTTAGTACCATGGAATCAGTCCACAGGGGAATGGGGAAGCAATGGCGAAACAATTCCTTGGTCAAACGGTTTGAGTTCGTCAATAGAAACAAATAAAATAATTGTACCTATTCAACATGATGAAGATAATAAATTTGATAATAAAAATTTAAATTCACTAATTAAAATTGTTGAATCATTTGCTCCAATCGAAAATAATGATAATAAAAAGAAAATAAAACCAATTAGTGAATTATCATCTAAACCAATCTTGGAGGAAATAGAAGTCGAAGAAAATATTGTTGAACAAGCAGAAACAGCATGGACTGAGGTAAAACCACGCAGGAAAAAAAATATAATTTTCGATAATAAAAAAAATGATTCAAAATATAAATCTAAACCACTTTCTAAGAAATATTAATTTATTTATTTTTATAGTAGATCGCAACAAATATTATTATAATAACGATAATAAAAAAATATGTCATATACATCCACGTTGGTGACACATAATTATCTTGAATATATTGTTGGCTCATTATTGTTTGTTCTAATTGTGCATTCGATTGTGTTAGAAGAGGATCGAGAGGTGGCTTTATTTCTAGATCACCTTTTAATACTCTTTTCATTTCCATCTGATCGGCAAGAATATAACTTATTCTTGCAATGATTTGTCTAATTCGTGTGATTTTAACACCATCATCACCACAGTATTGGTAGATATCACGCAAATTAATAAAAACCCATTGAGCTATTTGGCTCATTATAATTGTGTATTTATTGACAACATTTAGTATTCTCTCTAATTGTTGTAAGGTAAGATTTTTTTCATATTGTTTGAATGTATTACATATTTTTTCTTTATTACCTTGGCCTAAACATTTGATTGTATTAAAATTAATGGATTTTATTGCAGTAGATAATTTCTCTACTTCGTTATAAAAATTATCACTCATCAATAAATTATACATCTCTTCAGTATTATTATGTGTCCCATCAATTTCACTTCTAATTTTATTTAAACCTGTTCTAAAACTATCTGCATCTAAACTTGATACACAATTATATTCGGAAGTTAAGTCCATATATATATATATATATATATTTATACTAAATAAAAATTGATTATAATATTTATTATTCAGAAATAAACAATAAATAACATAAAAATTATTAAAATTACATGGACTTAATTCATTCAATTATAAATATTCCCGATAAACTAATCTACTCGATAGATAGTAACACTATTGAATACAAATATATCGATAGAACTATAAAAATAAACTATACTATTAACAACAATGGATTTGTTACATTATCGATTTCTAAAGATCATGACAAATCTGATAAATTACTAGAAGAGCACATACTTAGGACTATAAATAATGTGTTCAAACAAAATGTATTCAATATGGATAGTTTTTACGATATCGCACAATTTATTGTTACGATTGTGGTAAATCCTTATGTATACTGTACAATTTGTGGAAAAAAATATAATTATGTTGATGAGAAAATAGGATCATGTGAGGAAAGTGGAATATGTTTTGATAATTTTTGTGAAAATGTGACTGATAATATAATAACCGATTATATCAAAAGGGACAAATTGGTTTTGTTGCTACTTGTAAAAACAGCAATAGAATGTATAAAATCTGAACGAGTCGAAAAAGTATTTAATCCACGGCCCTCATTTTGTAAATCGATCACAGAAATTCAAAAACTTAAAAAATACATTACAGACAATGAATTATATACTAAAATTAAAGAATTAAAATTGGACAGTATTATTGATGATACCATTGTACATGAAAAACTCGGGAGAAAAATGTACGGATTGGTAAAATATATTATCATAACGAATAAAACACATATTATAGCAGAGAAAATAGAAAATGTAAAACAACAAGATATATTTAAAATTAATGAACTCGATATAGATAATAAAACGTGTAACTTACAAGATTTCTTAAATTTCAGTATTGTTAGCTATAATGAATCAGAAGTATTCAATAACACCGATAATGGCGGTAAACCATTTTATGTTTACCATGGAAGCAATATAGCATGTTGGTACTCCATTATGCGAAACGGACTCAAGAATTATAGTGAAACAGACATGATGGTAAATGGGGCCGCATTGGGAAATGGTATTTATTTTGCTACTGATCCACGGACTGCATTCGGCTATTCTTATCGTCACGTGGGTGGTAAGGAGGGTGATAAGGAGGATATTATTATACTAGGAGTTGCGCAATTAATTAACGAAGAAAAATACAGTAAGGGTAATGGTGTTTATGTTGTTCCAAACGAAAAAGACGTTATATTGCGATATCTTATTGTTTTGACCCAACTAAATCTAAATAAGGTTAAAGATTTTTTTAGTAAACGTGCAACAGAAATAGGATCAGGTAAAAAATATAAGTACGATATATTAACAAAAAGACTAATGTCAGAACATAAACATGTAATGAAATTTATTGATAAACAAAATAAAAATAATTCAAATAATAACTATACTTTGGATTTAAAAAATAGTAATCCACACAACTGGTTAGTCAAACTTAATAACTACATTTTTGAAATTAATTTTGATCGTGAATCGTACCCATTAATTCCGTTCGAAATACGATTGATTGATAATAAATTTAAAAATCAAAATGTATACTTGGACAAAATATCAACGTCCGATGGTACAATTAGGATAAAAGAATTGCAGATAAATAATTGGAATGTAACAACTACCGTAACACATATATTAAAAAAATTGAATGATATTATTATTTGATGACATCATATTATTTGTTTATATACGATAAAGTACTTATTTACAGTAAAACCGTCGTTTATTTGTTACAAAAAGTTATCTCTGGTTATTACAAATGAATAGAGGGCAGGAAATCACTGATTTTGGTGTTTTTGCGGTGGATGTCGCAGAAATTATTAGAGATCAAAATGTGAAAAATTATAAACCACAACTCAACAATGCAAGAAGACAAAGTGGAAAAATGAATTCACAAACAAGAGAATCTGCTATAGCAGTCGTGGGAAATATTTTTGTCGGTGATTGGTTTTCACATATTGCTGGGATTCCAATCGTGACATATTTGAAGAATGCAGTATGTTACTATTCAAAACCTGCCGACATAACTATTAACAAAAATCGTGTAAAAGAATTGACGACTAAGATTGATGTTCTTAGTGCACGTCAATATGCCATAAGAGATAAAGAACCAGAAACCGCGGATTTAATAGAAGAGGAACTAATTAATTTACGGGAAGAACTCGGAAAAATGCAAAATCAAACACACAATGATGTAAAAACGTCAAAGAGTGAAATGGCCAAGCGGGCTCTTCAAATTTTGTCAAAAAATAATCCCGCGTCACAACAGTTTTACAATTCTCTTAGAACTATTTTGTCTCCAGAAACAGTCAAAACAGAAGCCGAAAGAGAACAAGATAAAAAAAATTCTTGGCGAGATAAACAAGACAGATTTGGTGGACAAGATCGTCAAGACAGATTTGGTGGACAAGATCGTCAAGACAGATTTGGTGGACAAGATCGTCAAGACAGATTTGGTGGACAAGATCGTCAAGACAGATTTGGTGGACAAGATCGTCAAGATAGAGGTCGTCAAGATAGATTTAGTGGTCAAGACAGATTTGGTGGACAAGATCGACAAAACAGATTTGAAGTCTTAAATGAACAAAAAGATCGCGAACATGCTGCTGAATTGGTTGCACAAGGAAAATTCATTCCTCCCCATCTTCGCAAATTTGTCGAAGAAATGAAAGCCAAACCTGTTTTGGAAAAACAACAAATTAGTTCTGGAAGTAAACGAGATCAAACGCCAAAGGAGGAAAAACTCGAGATCGATGAATTTCCGGAGTTGGGTTCTGATCTTAAAACTAATACAAGCGTTGTCACAAATCCTGTTCTATCTAATCCTTCTAATCCATGGGCAAGTAAGAACAAAACGGCATTGTTCGAAGCACCGAAAGTTGTAACACGCAATGTTCCTGTGCAACAGGTAAGATCAACGAGAAATGTCTATGTTGATCTCACTAAAATTGTAATTCCTGTAAAGTCTCTATCTAGTGGAATCAAAAAACGTCCTGCATTTAAAAGTGCGTGGGATGACGATGATTTTGATGATTTTGATAATTTTAATGAATACGATCAAAATTCATTCAGTGTTCCGATCCCGAATGCTGAATATACAAATTCATCACCTCAGCAGCCATTACTTCCTTACGCAGATGATGAAGGTGGTTATACTCAAAAAGAATTTGATGGGTTTTCAGATGAATGGTAATATTTTGTTGTTTATATTTATAATTATAAAAAATTCATTGTAGTCTATTTTGAATATATTTTCAGAGTTAATTTAAAATATATTATAATAAAAAATTCATTGTAGTCTATTTTGAATATATTTTCAGAGTTAATTTAAAATATATTATAATAAAAAATTGATTAATTTGAATTATTACACTTATCATAAAATTTTAAAGTATAAAAAGGGTTGTCAATCATAGTTGTGAATATCACTTAATACAATAGTTCGTAAGTGTATGAACTCAAATGTTCATATTAAAATAAAAGAAACAATTGATCATTTATCATATAGCACGAGGGACAAATATGATAAATATTACGACAAGATATGTGCCGATGTTGCGTCTAAAATAGAATATAAAAGAAATAATGTAATAACTGTGAATAATAATTATTTAATAACAACAAAAGGAAAAATTAAGTATCAATCAGTAATTGATTTTTCTCGCATTGATAAAAAAAATGGATGTATTAGATTTTTAAAAAATATTACGATGGAAAATAAATATTTTGATTTTGTGGAACAAGCTAAAAAATTATTTAAAAAAGATTATGATGATTATTTAACAGAATTAAATAACATTACATCAGAAGATATAACAAATATAGGAAAATATGTTAAACGATATCATGTTAATTTTGTTATTGGAATTGTTATAATATGTCTCACATGCGATCTAAATAAAGAAAAATATAATGAATTATACAACTTATATCATTTACAGGATTGTTTAGATGGACAAATTATGGATATTGAAATTAATCGTATTACGTTTACATTATTTGTGTTGACTGATACAAATTTATTGAATAATTTAACGGATTCAGTATCAAATAAAATAGTAATTCATAACATGTGTTTTACGAAATTGGAACCCATAGAGGACGACATATTTTGGGATAAAGATAGGATAATGGATCTACTCGATGAACCGTTAGGACATGCTACTCTGTTAATTATTGAGAATAAAAATATTTATATGTACGATCCTGATGAATATACTGTTACGAAAAAATTAACAAAAATAATAAAATTATTTAATAATGCTGACAAAATCAATTTATTATATTATGAAGATCCAATACAAGCACGCATGGATAATTATATAGACGGATGTGATATATTTTGTATGTTTCATTGTATCAGATTCATTAATCTTCTATACGAATACATTGATCTAGATAAAAATGTAAGTGAAAATATTAATAAAGAAATTATAAGCAATATTGACAATATTCTGATGGATACAACATATGACGAAATGATTAAATGGATAACTTCATTTATTATTTTATTGGATAAATAAATATTTATTGTCTGCAATAAATACAGCCAGTATTTTTTGTAATGAGCCATTGAGCATTACATTTATTATGAACTAATTTATTACAAAAGCTACACTCATGCAGTTCCAGATTATATTTTTTATTTGTTAAGGAAGTCATACAGAAACCACATTCATCTTTCTCTAATTTACTCATAATTATATCATTTATTTTATCTATTTTGTCTTTATTCAAAAATAATTCACTACATGATGCATGCATGAGATGCAAATATTTGATTACAAAATCTGATAATTTATATTCGGTTCTGAGTATACATACAATATGAGAACAATAAGTTTTAGGTTTTGTAGTCGACATGATACACTGACAACTTATATGAGGATATATTGTAACAATATATTTGAAGTAACCATCTCGCACGATATATTTATCTTTCGATTTACTGAATGGAAATGACGACATTATTTATGTTAATAATATAATTCAATACTATTCGATAAAATTATAATATTAATACATAAATATTTGTTATGAGGATGATTTAATTCTTTTTAATTTTCAATTATTACACTAATTATTTAAAAACGAACTCGTTACGTGATTATTTTTCAAATTTATCGTGCTTATAATAGTATAATATTTATATTATTACATAAAATAAATATATAAAAATTGAAT